TTTGCATCTGCGGCGACGGCAATGCCTCGGCAGCAGCCGCAGGTACGTCGGCTGGCAATGCTACGCAGATCAGCTACGTCTACACCAACGTCACCACGACGGGCGCAGGCGCGGGCGTCAAACTGCCGCAAACCGAAATGGGCGCGACCATTATTGTTAAGAACAGCGGCGCTAACCCGCTGACGGTCTACCCTTACGATGCCAACAGCAGCATTAACAACGTCGGGTTTGGCACGATTAACGCCGACTGCTCGGCCATGTTTTTTGCCGTAAGCAACACGCTGTGGGAGGAATTGCAGGGGTTTGGCCGCTCGGTTCCCATCCTGCATTACGGTGCGTTTTCGGACACCACTTTGCAGACGGCGGCATCTATTAACACCGCCTATGCCATGACGTTTAACACAACCGATGCGGCTAACGGTGTCAGCATTGGCTCGCCATCCTCACGCCTTGTCGTGGATTATCAAGGCGTCTACAACGTGCAATTTTCGGCGCAGTTAGACGAATTATCAGGCGGCACCGCTAACGTCTACATTTGGCTGCGTAAGAACGGCGTCAACGTGGCAAACACGGCCAGCACGATTGCGTTGCAAGGTACGTCTGCGCGTATCGTTGCTGCGTGGAATTTCATCATTCAGCTTGAACCCACTCACTACGTTGAGTTGATGTGGGCAGTTGATGACACAAACGCTAGAATCCTTGCAGCCAGCGCCACAAGCGTATGGCCTGCAATCCCCTCGGTCATTTGTACCGTAACACAGGTCAACAACCTGTAATCCCCACAGGAGCAAGGACAATGCCATTAGATAGCGACATTAATAACGCTGACGCACAACTGCACGTTGAGTTTTACACCCGTGACGAAGGCGCAAACGCAGGCAAGACCTACGTGCGGATCATGGCACCGGGTGACAAGACGAACATTTTGGATCAGCCGTTGCGCGATGACCACAAGGAGCGTTTCCCGCGCCAATGGCTGTATTTCCAGATGCAGCAGAACGAGGGCGCAGCCTCCCAGATCGGCACCCCGCTGTCTCAATGGAACAAAGACGCTCCCGATGAAATCAACCGCGACCAGATTGCAGAGTTGAACATCCTCAAATTTGTCACGGTGGAGCAGCTTGCCCTTGCCTCGGACGCCCAATTACAGCGCGTCGGCATGGGTGGCATTGGCTTGCGCGACCGTGCGCGTTTGTACCTTAACCGCAAGAACCGCAACGAAACGAATGCGGAGCTTGAGGACACCAAGAAGCAGCTTGCGGAACTGCAAGCGCAAATGGCGTCATTGCTCAACGACGAGCCAAAGCGTCGTGGCAGGCCGCCTAAATTAGCGGAGGCATAGTATGGGCAGCACGATGGTGGACTTGATACAGGAATGCACCCAAGAGTTGGGAATTCCTACGCCGTCAACCGTAGCGGGCAACAACAGTCAAGACGTTGTGCAGTTGCTTGCCCTGATGAACGCTTGCGGTTACGAGTTACTCCGTCGTGCTGATTGGCGCGAACTGACCCGCCAATACACTTTTTACACCGAAGCCACGACGGCAACGGGATCGTGGGCAGAGGGCGTAGCAACCATCACCGGCCTTGCCTCTACGGCTGGGCTAGATACGACCTATCAGGTGCAGGGCGATGGCATCCCAAATGCCACCTATATCACCTCGGTAGGCTCTACGTCGGTCACCATTAACTACCAGCCCACCTCTACGCAAATCAACTCACAGGTCATATTCCAGAAGGTGAAGTACGACCTGCCTGCTGACTACAACAGTACGGTCAACCGCACTCATTGGGACAAGAGCAAGCGTTGGGAAATGCTCGGCCCAGAGTCACCGCAGCAATGGGAGTGGCTGTTGTCGGGCTACATCAGCACCGGCCCGCGTATCCGCTGGCGATTGCTCGGCAAATATTTTCAGATTTGGCCGGGCATGAACGCTGGCGAGCTGCTTGGGTTTGAGTACCGCAGCAGGGGATGGGCAGAGTCAGCAAACGGTACGCCGCAAAACAGCTTTACGGCTGACGATGACACCTGTATCTACCCTGACCGCCTTATGGTACTTGGCACCAAGCTCAAGTATTTTGAGGCAAAGGGCTTTGACACGACCGCGCTCTACCGCGATTACCTGATGGAGTTTGAAACGGCGGTCGCGCAGGATACGGCAGCCGCTAACCTTTCGTTTGCCCCGCGTCCGGGTACGGTGTTGATCGGCTACGACAACATTCCTGACAGCGGTTACGGCACGGACGGCCAGTAATGGCGTCGCCCGTTCGCCGTCGGCTAATCCAGAGGACGACCAACAACGTCGCTTCTTTGCCCGCCCCTGTCGGTGGGTGGAATGCCCGCGACTCGCTCGCCAACATGGCACCGACTGATGCGGTCACGCTGGATAACCTGTTTCCCGGCGTCTCTAGCGTTAGCCTGCGTGGAGGTTACAGCAAACACGCCACCGGCATGACGGGGCAGGTGGAAAGCCTGCTCGTTTACAACGCAGCCGGAACCGACAAAATGTTTGCGGTCGTTGGCGGCAACATCTTTGAAGTTACGACAGCGGGCGCAGTAGGCGCGGCTAAAGTCACCAGTTTGAGTAACAGCCGTTGGGAATACACCAACATTACAACCTCGGGCGGTGGGTATCTGTACGCCGCAAATGGCGCAGACAAGCCGCTGCTGTTTGACGGTTCTACATGGACACCGATTGACGGCGCTTCTACGCCGGCTATTACAGGCGTCACCACTACAAATCTTTTTGCGCCCACCCTGTTCAAAAACAGGATGTGGTTTATCCAGAAGGACTCGCTTAAGGCGTGGTATCTGCCGACCGCCTCTGTTGGAGGCGCGGCCAACGTCCTTGACCTGTCCTCGGTCGCGCATTTAGGCGGCACCATCGTAGCAATGGCGTCGTGGACGATTGACGCAGGTTACGGTGTAGACGACAACCTTGTTTTCGTCACAGATCAAGGCGAAGTCATCGTTTATCGCGGAACCGATCCTACTAGCGCCTCTACATGGGCGCTGATTGGCGTTTGGATCGTTGGCGCACCCATTTCTCGCCGTTGTTTGCAAAAGTACGGCGGTGACTTGCTGATTTTGACGCTAGACGGGCTGATCCCGTTCGCCTCGGCGTTGCAATCGTCACGCCTTGACCCGCAGGTAGCCCTGTCGGACAAGATTCAAGGCGCATTTGCAGCAGCAGCGCGATCATACAAGTCTAATTTTGGTTGGGGATTGCTCTACAACCCGCTCAACAACGCCCTAATGGTGAACATTCCCATTGCGGCAGGCAGCCAAGAGCAATTTGTGATGAACAACATCACGAAAGCGTGGTGCCGGTTTACCGGCTGGAACGCCAACTGCTTTGCGCTGCTTAACGACAAGCCATATTTCGGCGGTGATGGATATGTGGCGGTTTGTTGGACGTCAGGAAGCGGTGTTGCTGGGTTTAACGATGACGGGTTAGACATCAACACCCGAGCATTGCAGGCGTTTAACTACTTTGAGACGCGAGGCGTTATCAAGTATTTCACCCGCGCTCGCCCAACTCTTTATAGCAACGGCCAGCCGACCGTTAACATTGGCATCAACGTAGATTTCCAGACCAATGCTGACCTTGGCGCGTTGTCATACGTCGCCACGCAATACGGGTTATGGGACGTTGGCCTGTGGAATCAGGCGGTGTGGGGTGCTGAACTTATCATCACCAATAACTTTGTGGGCATCCAAGGTATCGGCTATTGCGGCGGTCTTGTCTTTAACAGCGCCAGCCGCAACGTCTCCTTGGAGTGGGCGTCAACCGATGTGGTGTACCAACTCGGATGGGCTGGCGCATCGTAAGTGGCCCCCATGTGGGGGCGTGGGTTACCGCACAGACCGAAGGGGCGTTTGACCCTACTCGGTCGGTTGCCATAGGGCTTGAGCGTGACGGCAAACTAGTTGCCGGGACGGTTTACGAGAATTGGAACGGGCGATCCGTTGTTTGCCACATCGCGTGGGAACGGGTCACCCCGACATACATGGCGGCTGTGTACGATTATGCGTACAACGTCGCAGGAGTTGATAAGATAATAGGGCCAATCAGCAGCAACCATACCCGGGCGCTCGCATTGGTCAGCAAGATGGGATTCTCGGAAGAAGCGCGAATTAAAGATGCCG